GGCATGATCTTTCCAGTCTTCACTAGGAATTTTGATATGCTGGCATTGCATTCTATGAATTAATTCATGCTGAAGAGTCTGGGATAGATCAAACCTAAGTTGATTCCACATATTCTTGGTGACAAGAATGCGTTTTGAACCAGGTCTATAAGTTAGATACACCTCAATATTCTGGCGCTGTCTCCAAGGAGCATATGCGCCAGTAACAACAATCATATCCTTAGAAATCATATCATCTAAGGCAACATGGACCTTAGCCCCAAATGGGCGAAATGCATCTTGAACAAGTTTGCAATGAGATGCACTATTCACCGAACCAATTATTTGCTCGGCAATTTTATTTAGTGCAGCATTGACCTTGTTTACAAGATACATAATATCCAAATTTATTCGATGGGAAGGAGCAGGAACATTTATTGGAGGTGGTATGTTCCTACTCCTTCCTATGCGTCTGTGTGATGGGGCAAACCCCGTTCAACTATAAAAAGTCCAGGGTCTTGGGAACTGGAACCTTCTATAGCTTCCCCATCTTTCCGCAGAGTCGTATTTAAAAACGACCTGCACATCCTCTGCTACTTAATGAGCATACACAAACGCATTTTTATCAAATGCATATATTAATTAGGCATTTTTAGACGAGCCTACATTAGCCCCGCCAAAGTTAATTAACTTGAGAATAAAATCTACGATAGCATTGTCTGACGTATTCGGTGTTAGCGTAGCAACGAGGGCAAATACCCCAACTGCCTGCGTTAGAATCTCTAGATAGGTCGGAAGATTAGCAATAATTGTAGCGAAATCCATTATATGGTCTCCTTTGTTAAAGTGAACTCGTATGTCGTTGATACAGACATATGGTTATTTATGCGAGACAGGCGCGCTAAATGTTAATTTGAGAAAAATCTCTCTTGCTGAAACTAGTCTTGTCGAATGCGGGAGTATTATCTTCGTCTGAAACGTCTTGCTGTGCAGATTGGTCTACATCATAAAGCCGCATTTTCGCTCTATCTACACCCACCACGAATCGACGATTTACTGTAGGGTCATTATACCGATTCTTTAATTGTTTTATCATCAATTGATTCAGTGATTCTAATTCATCGCTGGTAATAATGGCTAAGAACAGATCAGCCGTTGCAGGTAATCCGAACGATTCGGCTGTATTCTCCATTCCAATATCTGAGCTTCCGTAGCCTTCACGATTAACTTGAGTTGCAGTAAGAATGGGAACCTTGCGTTCGATTGCAAACCCTCGCATCTCTTCGGCAATGCTCTTGATATATGTGTATGAATTAACATTTGCTCCTGGCTTGTATCGTGAAGAGGTGCAAATATTAATATAATCTACAATCAAAATATCGGGAATAAAACTCTTCTTGAGATTTAGCTCATTGAACAGATGTCGAAAGTGACCAACCCCAGCCTGGGCTGTTGGGAATTCTTTGACGATTAGTTTACCAACAGTATTATCTCTCAGCTTTTGAATCTTAGAATCATACAGGGCTTTAGGTAAATCATACAAATCATTGAGCGGGACATTCAAAAGGTTCGCATCAATACGCTCAGAGATTCTTTCTTCTGCCATCTCTAAAGTTACATATAGAACATTCTTTCCTTGTGAAAGATATGATGCTGCAAAATGACACATGGCTAATGTCTTGCCGACACCAGGACCAGCCATCAAGACGTTTAGGGTCTTGTCACAAAGTCCTCCGTTCGTAATGTTATTGAAATATTCTAAATCAAACGGAATATGATTTTCACGCTTATGATAGAAGTCAAATCTCTTATCAGAATCTTCTAAGTAATCATGCCCAACATTTGTGTCAAACGAAATGGCTAGTGCATCGCTCAAGATTTCGGGAATAGATTCCTTTGTCTTATCTTGCTTACCATCAAGGATTTGAATAGATTCCATGACTGCATTATAGACAGCCTTCTCTTGGCAAAACTTTTCTGTCTGTTCGGCCAACCATTCGGCCACAGGCTTTTCATAATCAGAAGTAAAGCTACTCAAAATAATCTGAGCAGATTCAAAATCCGATTCGCCAATATCATCATCGTTTCCCAAATCAATAACTAATGCTTCTGTTGTGGGAAGACTATTATATTTGGTGACAAAAGATTCTATTTGTTGAAATAACAATCGCTCTGGGCGATCATGGAAGTAATCACTTTTTAGAAAAGGCATTACCTTCCGTGTGAATTCTTCGTCTGACAACAAATTTCTTAGAATCGTCGTCTCCAGTCTCTCCATCCTCTAAAGTCTCCTTGTTAGAATCTAGGTCTTCTTGAACCATTTGCATCATAATGCTACCAATAAAATTTTCAAACTCCTGCTTTTTTTCATCCTCAAATTCCTTCGCTCGTAAAGGTTCAGGAACAAAAAGAATATCGTATTCAAAATTCACAGGAAGGGTTCCATCTTTGTTCAGCTTAGGAGAAACACCAATATCACCATACTTATAGACAAGCCCAGTATACTCTCCTTTGTCAAGACGAATGCACCAATAGTCTGCATCGGCATTGTCTGGATCTGGAACAAGACTATACCACTCCTTTAATGATTCTTCAGGAACTTCCGTCGTCGTCATTGTCATCTTCTAGCACCTCCTCGCTTCCATATGTAAACTCTTTCTGATAAATGGCATCCAATTGGTCAAGAATTTCTTTTGTGAAATACTTCTCGGGGTTCTTGTAGATGGCCTTTGAAAATACTTTTGTCCCGTCGGGCATTTCGATTCGTGTAGACACCTTCTTGAATATTCCATGATCGACTGCAAAATCTACAAGCCCATAATATCTATGCAATCCCGTATCATATCTGAGTAATACATCGACAATTTTATTTTCTTTTGTTAGTCGTGATTTCACAGTCTTACAATGGATTACATGACCAACAATTTCTGTACCGTCCTTCTCCTTTCTTCGTGAGAGAAAGACGATATAGTCGGCTGCATATTTAATACCTGATCCGCCACCCATTTCTTTCTGCGGATACATTGACCCAATAATATCATAGGTATGATTGGTCACGACCATGGGCACCTTTGCACGCCCGAGCTTTAGGGTAAGAACCCGAAACACCGCCTTGATAAGTGCAGCCCGTGTCATGTCCTTTGTCTCTTTGCCTTCGATGCTATCTTCCATTTCCTTTGTGGTCGAAAGCATACCAAGACTATCAAGACATATCAACAATGGGCGACGATCTTCTTCCTTATCTTCCATATACTTCTCTAGAACCACTAGAGCCTGATGGCGAAATTGTTGAACTGTAGCCACAGGAACAATCACCAATCGGGTAAGATCAATGCCCCTATCTAAAAGCATTTGCTTTGTAATAGCAGATTCGCTCTCAAAGAAAATCACGCCACCAGTAGGATTGTCCTTTAAAAACTGACTCACCACACCAAGCGTAAAGTATGTCTTCCCTGTGGAAGACTCACCGGCAAATGTAGTAATCTTATTACCTGGAAGCCCCTCGTATATAGAACCAGACAAGAGCGCATTCAACGTATACGAACCCGTATCAATATATCTATCTACATCTGCATAGGTATCCACAAACTCATTCTTCGATAAGAGTTCAGTGGCCAATGATCTAATATCACCCATATTAATAAATCTCCTTTAGTTCATCGCCATCCAACATTTTCTTATATTTTTCAGCACGACCATGCGATGCCCGTACCAACGTACCAAGCCGTTCTATAGTTTCTGCCTGTTCTTTAATGCGACTTCTCAACTCTACCTCTAATTCCTTAAATTCAACAGGAGAACGATATGTAACATCCGTAGGATTATGAGGCTGTTCGCCACAAGTTTCAACCACCCACGACAATGGACCCGCACCATTGACATGAAATCCAACAAATAGTAGGCGAGGATAATTCATCAATTCATCTCCTTTTTCCATTATTAATAAACCTCCTTCACAATATCACAAATTCCTAACTTCAATGCTTCCTTTGCAGTCAGCCATCGGTCTTCTGGAGGAAGCAAAAACTCCCGAATCTTTTTCTCTGTCAATCCAGTACACTTCTTGTAATGATTAATCATCATTCTGCTAGTAACGTCGAATCCTTTTTGGGCAGCAAACAATTCATGCTCTTTGCCATACGAACCCCAAGAATACTGGTGAGACAAAATTGCAGTATTTGGAGTAAGAAGTCGAAGCCCCTTTGTTC